CATTTGAAGTCGGTTATAAAGACCATACCCAGTTGTATTTTCTCCACTAGCGGCTTGTGCATGAGTCTCAGAGTATATACCCATAAGATTTGAAAAACCAGCATCAGCATCATTAAACGTCATTGATGTTTCAAGTCCAATAAAATCATCACTTGAATCTGATGCCCCAGCAGTTTTAGTGTGTTTATTTTCTAAACCACTATATGATGCCGTTGTATCAATAGTGGAATTGTTATTTTTTATTTTACCACAAAAAACTGTCGCTTTGTAACTTTCACTCATATAAACAGAGTCTACCGATGTATTACCAAGTGTTACTGAGTTATTTCCTTGACCAGCTACACCTTGACCTATTACTATTTGATTAAGTGCACCAGTAGCACTTACTCTTGAATTATGTCCTAATATTGTATTGTTGTCACCAGTTGTTATATTGGTAGCACCTGTTCCTCCAGCCGCATATCCAATGCAAGTGTTACCCGTTCCCGTACTAATGTAATAACCGCTAAAACTTCCAACACCAGTATTCTCTCCGTGGTCATCTGTATCTGGATTCAATGAATACAATGATGAATAGCCAACTGCTGTATTATTATCACCTACATCCATATTAGAGTAAATAGCTTGGTATCCAAGAGCTGTGTTCCTTTTTCCTGTACTACAACCACTTAATGATTGATACCCAACTGCTGTGTTTTGCTGTCCTTCTGTCAATAAATTAAGTGCTTCATACCCAATAGCTACTGTACCAATAGCATCAGCAGTAACAAGTGCACTAGCCATAGACGAATGACCTACGGCAACTGTTCTTGTGGCACTTGTTGTTGTATGACCAGCAAAGTCTCCCACAAATGTATTTAAAGAACCCACACTTAAATCTTCTCCGCTACGAGAGCCAAGTGCGACATTAAAGTCACCACTTGTAACTGATTTTAAAGCTTGGTAGCCTACTCCAGTATTATAAATGGCATCATTCATAGAGCCAGTTGCAATACTTTCACCAACAAAAACATTATAGTTACTACCCGCATCCAATGATGTGGCTGTACTTTTTCCAAAGATAGTATTTGATGTACCGCTATCATTATTAGATAGTGAGATTCGGGAGTTGTTGTCAATTATAAAATTTGTTGTACTTTCATTTGTTAAAAATCTATGCTGACTTGATGTACCAGTAGTTGTATAATCTATATGCCCACCAGATACTGCATTTAATAAATCAATATCAGAATTGCCTGTTGAACCAAATCCAAAAGAACCCATCATAGTAGTAGTTGCATAAAATTCTATAAAACCTATCGCCCCATTACCAGTTGCAGTATCTTCAAGCCTAATAGCTGGAGTACCACTTTTGATATGCAAAATTCTGTCTGGAGAGTCCTCGTTTATACCAACATTCCCACCATTAGAAATCCTCATTCTTTCAACAAGCGTTGTAGATGAAGTTGGAGTTGTTGAAAATACTAAATTACCCGGTGACTGACTTGCTGATGGCGGCCCACCTTCACTTGAAGAGGTTATAGATGCACCATAACCCGAGTATGTGTTATCACTATAAGCTGACCTAAATCTAATACCTCCGTGCAAATCGTTAGTCTCAGATGGAGCGGAGGCATTTTCATCATACTGAAAAGTAATATATGAACCACCAGATGCTGTTCCAGACATCTCCATAATTAAGCCATCGCCTTCATTTGTGCTTGTAATAAAGTGAGCCGCAGGCCCTGTACTATCTTGCTGAATCTTTAAAGGTATAGTACCAGTAGAAGATGCGTGATTATTATGTAAATACATTAAATTATTTACATTACTTCCTGTATTACCAGCGTGGTCAATTTTAAAAGCACCATCAGTCGCTGTTGTTGCCATTGAAGTAGATAGGATGTTTGCATTAAATAGATGGCCAGTAGTTAAACCACTTGCACCATCAATTCTTATCACTGCTCCAGTTGTTGTTACTGGGCCTTCAAAATAAAGATTATGAGTTGTAGTAGCTTCTGAATCAATATGCAATGAAAAGGCATCAGTAGCATTTTGGTCTATTTTTACAATTCCAGCAAAAGTAGCATTACCAGAAGGTGTGATTACGAGTGCATTATTATAAGCATTATTTTCCAAAACAGAAAACGTCAAAGACGCATCCATATTTGCACCAGTAGAAAAATCTGCTTCTTTTTTAGCAGTTATCTTAGCACCACCTCTAATAGTCGAACCATCTCCTAAATTAAGACGTAAAGCCGATGTCTCATTTACAGATGAACTGCCACCAGTAACATTGTCAAGTGCTATAAAAGCATCACCATCTACGCTTTGTGAAAAAGTAGCACCTTGACTTGAGTCTAATGTAAGTGCATCTGTGCCATTACCACTTCTTAATGTTAAGATACCAGAGGCGTGTTGAGTGCCAAGTTTTAATGTTTTACTATGGTACTCGTAAAATAGATTCGCACCATTCAAATCATTTGCAGAACCAAATATAATAGATGATGTATGCCCAGATGATTCACCAGCCAGAATTGACATTCCAGCATCAGCATTGTTTCTTATAATAAATTCATCACCATCTACATCTGGTGTACCTGAAACTGTACCATCACTACCTTGTATTTCTAATTTACCCGCTGGAGAAGTTGTATTTATACCTAATTGACCTGACGAATCTATACGCATACGCTCAGTGAAGGTTGTTCCATCAGAAGTAGATATTTCTCCAAATGAAACAGGTTCACTGGAATCAGATGGCCCAGCAATTCTAACACCAAAATTTGAGTTTACACCAAGACCAGTAACACTTGTACTGTTTTTTCTTAGATTAATTATTTGGGAATTGTTACTTGTTACGCCAAAATCTAAATTGACTGATGGTGAAGAATTATTTATGCCAACTCTTGAATTAGTAGTATCTACAACAAATACATCACCAGCATCAGACTCTTTCCTAACCAGAAAAGCCTCTGTACCAGTAGCATCTATAATTGTGCTATTAGATACAACAGATGTTAAATTGATACTTACATCGCCACCTACACCCAGCGATCCAGTAACTGTAAGATCTCCGTCAACTGTCCCTCCTGTAGATAAATTAGCGGCTACCGATTTACCAAGGACTGATTCAATCATAATTTATACCTCAACGATCCTTACGGCCCCTGCGGAACCCTTGCCTAAATGATTAAAAAACACAGTAGAACCAAGCGATCTTGGTATTGTTAAAAATACAAGAGTTGACGATGGGATAATTAAATCATTTGCTGTAGTAATATCTGTCTGAGAGGCACTAAAATTAAAATATAATTCTACTGCACTATGCACGCCTATCTGTGAAGTTGTTTCACCTACGCTGAAATGAATCGTGTCTGTATTTGCAGTGCCTGAATGGGTAGCCACTGTGGCTACTGACCATCCACCACCAACGCTAATATTGACGGCCTCCTGTACCGATCTTTTATGTAAATCTGCCATGCCTACCCCTTATCCAAAATATGCGATTACTTTGCCACTTGACAAAGTAAAGTTGTTATATGATCCGTAAACCCAATCTCCTTGCTTTAATGTGTCAGAAAAAGCATCTCCATTATACTCGGATGCTGTGCTTGTTCTTCCAAAAAAAATACTGCTTGATGGAGTCAGGGTTGCAAATACTGAATCTGCTACAGCCATGATGGCTACGATCTTTTTCCCTGTAGGAGCTGAGACAGCCGTAGTGCCGCTTTCATAGACACTACCATTCTGTCCAAGTTGGATATTTAGTGCCTCATTAGCACCAAACTTATTTATTGCCATTTTATCACCTTTTATTTAGGTCGCCATTGAAGGACTTAGCTTGTCCATGAACAGGCCGTTAAAACGATTATAGGCGTGCTAAAAGCTGTTTCTTTGAGTCGCCTCTATCATAATCTACATCATTATCAGACATCCATTCTCTAATGTCGTTTATTTTCCACGCCATTGAGGGCATATCTTTCTTTGATGCCTTTACTTCAACTGCACCATTTGCAAGCAAATCATTACAGGTATCTTTTCCTCCATCACTGGAGTCATCAACCTGAAAAGTCTCATCTTCATTGGGCCATTTAAATGTTCTCATAATTAATCCTGCTTTGAATTTAGGGCCGTTTAAACACGGCCCTAAAATCTTTTTTCAGTTATTAACTTGCGTTAGTGAACTTGTAACCTCTGATATTATCAGAGTCATCAAGTAGCTTTACACCATACAGGGTATGGGCTACAACTTTCGTCCCCAAAACATCAATATCATACTGATTTTTAACGTCAATATCTCTTTGTACTGCCATAGCACATGCACTCTTGTGATAAATCACACCAGATACGTTTGTACCGCCTGTTGATAAAGAGTTAGACATTAGCACTGGCATACCCATCAATCTGCCAACAACCCCAGATAGAGCTGGGCTATTATCAGAGTTGAAACCAGTAATATCAGACCTGACAAAACTTGCACCAAAAGTACCAGCAGGATTAAGCATGTCTGCATATAACTTTGGATTAACAACAAAGAAAACATCACCAGATGTATAGTCAATGTCATTCTCGCCAAGATTAGCAATAGCGGCCTCAAACTCGGCGGCTGTAATTTGGTCATCTGTCGTTAAGGTTGCACCATTATTAACAGTGATCAACTGTGCCGCAATGTCTGAATCAACCTGCTTTGCGAGGGCATAGCCCATAGCTTTGCCGTATGCAGAAATAAGATCATAAGATGACTGAACCTGTAAAACATCAGTAAACAGCTTTGCACTGTAGTAGTGCTTGTCTATTGTAAGCTGTGTGTTTGTTTCAGCAGGAGCTACATAGCTAACCTGTGCACCATCAGTAAGACTGGATGCAGTCATTTTTGCGATTTCAGGAATATGGATAATTTTTCCGCTACCCTGAACAAGTGAAGAATAATCCTCAACAGTATTTTTAAAGACTAATCTTTCCTCAAAATATTTATAGATTAAGTCTCCCCAGAGCTCTGGAATAAAATCCTGTGTTACTCCAGTATCAAATATAGTTCCAGAAGGTGTTGCCATTTTAATTTACCTTTTGTTTGCGTGTGGACTTTCGGTCATAGGCTTTAAGCAATTCTCCAAAATTTTGACGTTTAAACTTGTCATCATTTGTCATAAATGTATCAAGATTAACGTTTTGATTAGTACGCCCTTGCACAGCCTCTGCTGGGTTGGATACGTCAGGAGCATCTTTCTGCCTCACGAAATGTCGTAATTGTTCTAAATTCATGTTTTCATAATGCACCCTCTCATCTTCAGGAATAGCCTCTAATAGTGACTCCCTCTGAGCCGCTACCTGCTTTTCAAACACGCCCAATCTACTTTCCATTGCTTTGTTTTGCTCTCGTAATTCAGCAATTAAATCATCTTTTTTACCTTCAGCAATTAGCTTTGCCTGACGATCTTCCTCTGCCTTTACAGACAGCTTATCGTTTTTAGACTCAGCCTCCTGTGCTCTGGATCTCAAAGATTGAGAATACTTTTTTTCCTTCTGATACAGTGCCTCGTAATCTACATCCCCATCTGGTGACATAGTTTGAGCATCCTGCTCTTCAACTTGTGTTGTTTCTTCAGCCATCTGGCTTATCTCCCTGCTTTTTTCATATATGAATATAGGCTTAAAATTATTTTTAAGAGTATATATTTTTTTTCTTGCACTATATGCCTCTTATGTGTTATACTTGTTATAGATATGATGATTGATTTTAAACATTTTAAAAGAGGAGATAAAAAAAAATGAAAAAAGCAGACATAATAAAAGAATTAATTGGCTCTGAGTTTCATTTCTATGATTATGGAATATGTTATCTTAGAGAAAATGGAGTCATAGTTCACTGGGGAGAGCCTTGCTATGTTGAACATAATGGCAAAGAGGTAATTGCAAACCTTTACAAACTTCCAAAGGTCTGGGCTGAGTGCTGTGCAAATAGCAATTACTATTACGAGTGGTATGGGCCAGAAGATAAAGAGGTTTACAGCCGCATGCTTAGAGAAGAGTTAAAAATGGAGTTTGGAATATGATGAAAATACATGACATGACAAATGTAAAAGATTATTCTGTTGAGTATGACAAGATAATGAATACTAACCTTGAAATCATATACAATGCAAACAAGGAATATAATTCTCTAAAGGAGATGTACTCTTTCTCTGTTGATCCAAAATACACTTATATAAAGAGCGTTCCTTTTGGCGTGAATGGTTATACTCATCCTGTTCATAATAAATGGGTAGATGATATTCTTGAGTACATGGGAATAGAAAAAAATGCATGTTTGGACAGCCCAAGGCACAATAATAAACTAAGATATTCTTTCAAAAGCTATGAGGAGGCCGTTGCGGCGTTGTTCATGGTAAAAAAGTCAATAGATAAACACCATAAATAGTATCCAAAAAAGGAGGTAGTTAAATGACAAAATTAATGCAGTTGTACGATGTTATGAGAAAACAACATTGGACAGTAAGAATAATTGACGAAGGCGATAGGTATGGCCGTGACATGTGCCTTGTTCAAGAAAAAAGTGAGTATGGCCCTATTGTTGAGTTTTACGATGCTGACCATGATTTTGACAGAGGGCCAAACAATGAGTATCTTGGCCAGTTTGTTTCCAGATATTATATTGAAACTTTACTAAGCGATGATTATGGTGGTGCAATAGGAACAGGTAGAGGATTAAATTTATGTGGACATGAGCCCAAGTGGGAGATCAGTGGCCCAGCAATGGACAGAGTAGCTGAATTTTGTAACAATTATATTAATCAGTAATAGATATATATATTTAAAAAGTAGTAAATTTTAATATGGCAAAACCAATTATAGATTATGTTGCCATCTATGGTATGGTAGATACACCAGATGCACCATCTGCTGTTGCACGGCGTACAAGGTCTGACGATCCAGATATTTACTTAACAGAAATATGCACACCACGATCTAAGTGGGAAGAGTCTAACACTGTTATACGCCACTTCATTGGCTTGGAGTCTAACAGTGAGCCAGTACCTGAAAAAGTTGCTATGTATTTTGTGGATCAGTGGCGTGATGACTGGCCACAGCCAAAATTTGAGACTGGCGAAAAAGATCTTAGATAAGTTCAATTCCTAAGTTTTCTAAATATTGTTTAAAAGTATTTAGCTCATTTATTTGATTCCATCCTGCTGGCTCTGGTACACTTTTGTAAATATTAACTAATTGATTATCTAATTGTTTTTTTCTTGCTTTTGTAGTGCCCACCAGCCTGTACTCTTCATATATTTTATGAGCTTGATCCATTTTTACTTTAAATGATACTGGTGTATGAAATTGCAACTCAACATATTGGCCGTAGGGATTAGCCCAAGCAGTGTTGATACCTTTGTACCCTGAATCTGGCCCCCATGTATTTTTTACTTTAAAACTTTTCCACCCAAGATCCTTTAGATCGTCAATAGTGCCGAGGGTTGCTTTTACATAGGTGGCATCATCTACCAGCATTGTATAACGTAAGGCATCTTTTACATTTTGGATTAGCACATCTCTGGCACTGTATTTGTTTTCCATACTCTCTGTTACAATCTTTCGTATTAAACTATCTCTTGACTTTAAATGATATGCTAACCCTTCCATTTTGCCACCATTTTTAGTTGCCAATTTTTTGAATATGGAATCTGTTTCATCTACATATATTTTAGCTTTTCTGATTGCTTTATCAGCTAAAGGTGCGGCCTCTACGCCATTTAACGGCATAAAAACATCTGGCCTGCGTTGCCTTTCCATTGTTCTTTGCATCTGGATCCTTGGCGATATTTTACCAGATGGATCTAAAATGCAATAGCAGTAACCACCACAAACTGACCATCCTGTTGCTGGCAGACCTGCACCTTCCCAATCCTTTAACGTTTGCATCTGGCCGCCTCTTGGTGCACAGTCCGCACAAATTCTATGGCCTGCCACTGTGATCCAAGTAAATAAAGTTTTATCATTTACATCATAAGCCTCAAAAGCTCCAGCTCTACCAGAATTATTTATACCTTCAACCAGACTTTCTTTTATAGTATTTCTAATTTCTCCAAAAATTGCACCTCCGTTGGCCATATCGTTAGCAAGCCCAGCAGTGATTGCCGCAGTGCTCATGCCAGCCGCAGACTGAGTTGCTATTGTTTTATTCACTCTGGATTCAAATATATTTGCATCAAACAGCATTTTATTCATTGTTTGATCTAATAATTCCCTTGCCTCTGGAGGTAGCTTTGCAAGGCCATCTAAAACATCTTTAAAATCGCTACCAAATAATGCTATCAGTTCTTTTTGCGTAGCCATTAAATATCAATAGATTTTACAATTCTTCTAAGCGACATTCTCACATACTTTTCATACTGAGCACCATTTTTACGCATATCTTTTGTAACGCCAAACCATTCACGCTTTGGAACTTTTTTATCTGGTATCATGGAATTAGATCCAGTTTTAAATCCTTCATTATGATATACGCCATAGTCAGTTTGCATCTTAACTTGTGAAACTAATTTTGATGGCTTTGCTGGTATCACTTTAGTATTTCTTAATTTTTTTTGCCTCTCGCCTTTCATCCTGTCCAGTGGTGTAAATCCTTGACCTCGTTTATTTCTGATGTCCAGAGTTGATTGTTTTAATTTTTCAAATGATTTACCATTTATATCTACAGAGCTACTAAGGCCTCTTTGTATAGACTCGTTTTGATACACGGCCATCTGTGATAATGTATCTGCAATAATATTAGTGATTAATTTTGTTGCTTTTTTAAAACTATAATTTCTTTTAGACTTAATCATTTAAAGGCTTTTTTCTTTTCTCCATGATATGTATAGGCATGCCCTTCATCAATCAATATCTGGTTTACTGTTCTATTATGGCCATCTACTTTTAAAATACCAAGCACTCGACCATACTTACCAAGGCCCATTGATTGCAAAACAAATTTTCCATCGTTTTTATTTAATAGCTCTTTTGTTCTGGCCTTGGCCAGTAAGCCTTTTTTCTTTTCTTCTTTATTTCTGGTCCTACTTTCCCAAGTATCTACGCCATGAAATCTAATCCGTTTTTTTATCCAGACAGTCATACCCAGATCAATCATAGCATCAACTGTGTCACCATCTACAACCCTATCAAGCCTTGCCTCATATTCGTACATCAGTTCCTCCCATAACGGCTCATAGCACCTTTAAGCTCCATTAAAACATCTGTAACATCGTTAAGCTCGGACACCATTTTTTCATGTCTGCGTGTAGAATCTGAGGCCTCAGAGTTCCACCTGTCAACCAGCTTAATTGTAATGCTTTGCGTGTTGTCAATCACTGTACCCATTTTGGCTAAAATCTGCTGGATTTCTTCCAAAGACTCGTCTTGCTTTTTTTGACTGGCCATTAAGTTCATAATTAAATACACAAATAATCCTACAATAATTGCTACTGCACCATATTCTGCGTATAGATTAAACATTTCTTCCATACTATTTCCCCTTATCTCGTTTTTTCTTCCACGATAGCGGATTTAATGAGATCCCTCCAACTTTCACCATTTCAGCCTCGTACCATTTTACCGACTCCTCCAGTGCCGCAATTCTTTGTTCCTCCTCCTGTTCGTGATGAGCAATTAAATCTTCAATATGTTTTTTATGTCGCTCTAACTCATCCTCCATTGCAATTATACGCATTTGATACTGATAAAATGTCCATGTTAGCCCAATAATTAATGCGATTAACTGACACAGCCATTTTATATTGATGGTCAGACTGAAACTATCTGATCCTATCGTTTGACCTTTAAAACTTCTTGCACCATTTTGTAAATCTTTTGCCATCAAATTTTATCCAAATCATAACCACAAACCTCCCAGCCACCACCGCATGCATACACAGATAAAAATATTACAAGCAAAACAATCCAACCTGCAAAAACCAGAAATTCTTTCTTTGCCTCATTCATTTGTTTTTTTTGCCAAATTCGTTACCAAGGCTATAAGCCTTAATAAACTTTGGTACAGTCTTTGCAAATTCAAGTTCTATAAAATCAAGAGCGTATCGCTTTGGATCTCTCATAACTTCATTTATATTAACTTGAGGTATTTCTAAATCAATTTTATTAAGTTTCTGGAGTTTGCTCAAGTAATCTGTTAAATACTGATCGTTCTTGGTTCTCGGTTTGTTCTCCTTCGCCATTTACTTCCTTGTTTTCGTTTAATATTTTATCAGCCTCTTCTTCTGTTAAATGCTTGTTGTATTTTAACAGCAGATCTTTTTGGGTTATTAAATTATTCTGCAACATAAAGCCATCCATTGCTATTTGATCCTGTACAGCCATTGGATAATCTGGCTCATTAAATCGCAAGCCCATTTCATCTGGTAGCCTTATGCCATTTGCCTCTGCAATCACTTTTTCGACTGCATACATTTGATGCTCGTACAGTTCCCATAATTCAATATCATCCTGATAATCTTCAAATCGTTCTAAGTCTTTAATTTTTAAAGCAATACCACTGGAGGGCCTGTCTGATTTACCATCTTCTGCAAAGGTAATTGATAGATGATTATTTTGAGCCGTTAAATCCAGTATTGCTTTTACAAGATCTATGGCATCTCTAACGTTTGCATGAGGTGATTTAATATCCATAGTTGCACCCTCTGGTACAACCATGATCTCAGAGGATCCAGCACGCATAAGTTTTTCTTCTTCAAACATGCCTGTAATAACGTACTGGCCAAACATTTGAAATCTCATGCCCAGTGCCGCCTCTGTCAGCAATATATTTATTTGCTCATTTGCCGCACAAATGTCATGTGCACCAGCAACAAAAAACTCGTTTAAATGATGCTCTCTATGTGTAAATACAAAAGGGATAATGCCGTAATTATGTGCCTGCTCAAAAATGATATTTCCATCTTCATCATAGATCATATAATTCATTTCATCCCAGTATGCATAATTGAGCTTATCGGTATCAGATACATCATGCACATTTTGCACCATTGGATATGTAATGGCATAAGGAACAAAAGGATCGCCGTCAAAATACGCATCAAAATAATACACAGGATTATAATTAAAATGTGGCTTGGGAGACTGTTTAAACACTACCTGTGTTGCGATTGTTCCCAGCAACCTTGTCATTTTTTCCATGTGTTTTAATTTATGAGGTTTATTTTTAATCATTTGATCGTATGTCTCATTTACATTTCTTGTAGCTCCAGTAGTATAGATGCGGCTCAACCTGTCAATCATTCTTCTGGTAACATTAAATTCTGATACTGGTATTTCTCTGAAAGCATCAGCACCAAACCTATCCTCAATGTATTGAGCTGTGTTATCTCCTGCATAATAATCTAATAGCTTATAAATCATGTGCCTGCGATCTTGTGCATATAGCATCTTTTGCTCTTTTAGAGACTCTTGAATTAATAGCTGTGCTGATTCTATCATAGTTGTTCAGTCCTGTATTTTTGCTTTCTAATTGGAAACCTGCCACAGATGCCATATCTGAGTGCATCTGCTCCATGATCATTGTAACCATTTTTAAGAGGTTCGTTTTTTAGAGTGCTGTTTTCTTTATGATCTGGATACCTGTACGCCTCCAAATCTTCTACTATTCCTGTGCATTTATGATCTATATGTAGTCTTATTTCTCCATCTGCTGTCATCATATACTGTCTAACATGACTAATGCCAGAGGCTATAGATCTGCTGTACTTATCCCTCCTGCTAATAACAGGTAGGCCCATAATCTGCCTGAATATGTCGGCCTCACCCATACCTACAGATGACTGCATCTGATACCCTGCTGGATCGCCAAAGACTCTGGAGATCCTGTATTTCTTTTTTTGTATCGCCGCACACAGCTCCGATATTTTTAAATTTTTCTCATGTAATATTTCATCAATAATAAATATATGATCATCACCTTTGTCACCAATCCTGCCAGTCTGGAAGAAGATCACCGCAGGCATCCGATAGCCAAAATCCACGCCCAAAAATACTGGCAACATTGGATTATATGGAAAGTTACCTACATGGCTTTGCCTTGAAAAGTCACTATACACACGACCAGCCAGAGCTGTAAACTCGCCTTTGAATTCCTGATCAAATACTTCTTTTGTCATTGACTCTTTGGCCTCTATAAGATCTGGATCTTTTTCACCAAGCGGAAAGCTGTGATGATTTTCCCACGATGGCGAATTAAACGAATCCCACATATCAGATTTTTTTGCATATAAAAAGTATTCATAAAATGCATCATATCCTTCTGGAGTAGAAATCATCAAACATTTACCTTTTGTATCTGACAATGTAGGCCGTAAATACATTTCAAATATTTTTTTAAGATTCATTTTACTGGCCTCATCAATAATCACCAGATGATTTCCAGCACCAATAAGAGATTCTGGATGTTCAGCAGATTTACCTTCTATTCTGGATCCCCATTCAAATTCTATATACTGATCATTTAATGACTTTCTAAGTGTTGGCAAATTGTGTTTTATAATCAGGTCATCATATACGATCCTAAAAATACGTTCAGATGTCGAATATGTAGGAGCCACGATCCATACATTTTTGTCTGGCTGTGACACCAAAGCCTCTGCCTCCTTGGCCGCCGCCATAGACTTGCCCCATCTACGGCCACAGCAAGCTACAACAATTCTAACTTTCTCTAATGCCTCATGTACTTTACGCTGGCCCTCATGCGGATCATAATCCAAAAACTCAAACCACTTTTGTTTATATGCAGATATTTGACTCATTTAGCTATTTTAATTTACCTTAAAAATAATTTTAAATATTATTCATTTTTTTATTTGCATGTAATATATACTATATGTTATATTTGTTATAGATATGATGATCAATAACAAAGAAAACACAGCAGGAGTTGACATGGACAAAATACAGAACATTGTCAAAAGAATGATTGGCGATCATGTAAAAGTAGCCCTTGCAAATCAAGACAACTATGATAATGATGGTAATGTTATAGATGACTATGTTGCGGCAGATGTTAAGATTGCAATGGATAATGATAACTGGATGAATGTTGACGATCTTATAGATGACGTTCTAAAAGATCATGGCATTTATCAAAGTGCAATAAGGAGAGTAGCGTAATGAAAACAGTATATGTTGTTTCTGGTAGTGAAGATGGAATTATAGGAGTCTATGGTAATAAAAAGGCGGCTTATAATAAATGTATTGAATACACTGGCGGTAAAAGTTATGATACATATAGTGGAATTGTAAAGCCATTATCTTATGCAAAGTGCTGTAAAGAGCTGAATAATAAAGAGTATTATACAGGGCATTTTGACTTGTATGATTATCACAATGTGGACACAGGTGCATCCATAGAAATGCATACTTTGAATCATTAATAACTTTGGGCCGCAGACACGGACAAGGCTGTAGAGTATGAAACACGACTGTGGGAGGCGAGTGGTGATCTGTGGCCCAGAAATTCAAGAGAAAAAATGGATTATAAAAAAATAATACTTGCATCGTATTATTATTTAGTGTTATAATTGTTATAGATATGATAAACAATAATCAACAATTCATTAATTACGGAGGTCAAAAAATGAATTATGCTCAAATCTTAAATGAGGCCCATGAGGCAGGTATGGTGGCTGGAAGTGCCAAAGTTCCTGCTCCTATGGTCGTTACAGAGCGTGCTAATCCTGTTGATGATAGTAGCGAGGTCAAAAACCAGTGGGTTGTTCCTTCAGGTGTTTGTGGCTTTGCTTATGTCATTACAAATGAGCATGGCAATGGCAAGTTCGTTAAGTATCTTAAAAGTATTGGCGAAGGTCGCAAGTATTATTATGGTGGTCACTATGCCAAGTACGTTAGAGAGTTCGGCCAGAGCTATGAGCAAAAGATGGCTTATGCAGATGCCTATGCTCAAGTGCTCCAGAATTATGGGATCAAGGCTTATTCAGATGGGAGGCTCGACTAATGGATAAATACATAATCGCAGGAGGCAAGAACTTCGTGAACAAGCCAAAGATGGTTAAAAACTGGGTTGGAAAGGTTAGCGGCCTAATGCCTGATGACATTGAAAACATAGGTGTGCCAGCCAGATACTTTTCTGGCGGCCATCATGATCCTAAATACATTAGCACTGGCGGCGTTTCTGTGATCGTTAAAAAGATACACCAGCACCTAAAAAAAGTAGGTGTAATGCAGTACGTTAAAATCTGGGTTAAAAGTGAAACGTATTCTGGAGGCAGTTCAGTAAAAGTGTATTTTGATCGTGCAAGCAATGACACCATAGAGCTATCCAAAAAAATCATGGATGCCCTTGAGTATGGTTCTTTTAATGGAATGATTGATTTGTATGAATACAAAAACGATGTAAGACCAACTTACAAGATAAATCATAATGGTGCAGAAATAGAGCTAAGTGCAAAATACAACTTTGTCTATGATAACCCTCCTTACGGCACGCCAGAATATGACCAGTATAAAAAAAGACAGAATCCTGCAAATTAAACTTGCATCGTATGTATTCTGTATGTTATATTTGTTATAGATATGATAGTTAAACACAAACAAATGGGGCCAAAAATGAAACTAATGACAAAAGAAATCGAAAAAAAACTTCCTGCTCTTTATGATACAGAAAAAGTAGCTTTGGCAGATAAAGAATTGGTTGCGAAGTTCTTTACTCCTTGGAGCCACTGGACATGGTACGCTGTTGAGTATGACAAAAATAGCGGCGACTGCTTTGGATATGTTCACGGCGACTCTGATGAGTGGGGATATTTTAATTTGGAAGAGCTAAAAAAAGTTACAGGGCCTTTTGGTCTTAAGATTGAGCGTGATAAGTTTTGGAGTCCTGTAAAATTTTCAGAACTAAAGGATGCATAGAATGGCAAGCTATAAAGGATATAAAAACAAAAACACTTTTGATTTTATATTGACTATTATGAATGATCAGGATGACTACACTACAGCTATGGATATGGTAAAAGATGCAAATGGCGTAATTTCATTAACAGATACGCTCAGAGACTGGGCTATTGACATGGCTGATGATGCATTAAGCTCTTACCAGTACACTCATCCTTTCATAAAAAGCGTTGTAAATAGTGCAATAGCAGAAGTTGATTTTTATGAGGTTGCTGAAACGCTAATTGCAGACTCTAAAGAACTAAAGGAGGTTTAAATTGAAAAGTTACAAAGTATATAAAGTAGTTCGTAAAGGATCAGGCTTTCAGGTTGTCTGGTTCTATGAAGGAAGTTTGTACGGAACTGAGTACGAAGTAGAAAATGGATACTTCGATAACTTCAGAGATGCAGAAAACCTTGAGTATGAACTTTCGCTCACGGCCTCGAACTGGATGTAAATAATTGGATAGTTCCTTGGGCTTACAATAGAGGACAGTAGATTGCAAAGTGTGCATCTGTACAACTAAGGCTGGGGCTGAAAAAATAGGCTCACTATCCAAATATTTTAAAACAAACAAAAGATGTAACCTGTAGAGAACGCCGCTCCCAAAAAGCCTCGGATCCGTCTGGGGCTTTTTTTTATTTAAATATTTTGTAAGAAAGTTATAATTATAACAGTATAAGAGGTATGACAAAAACAGAACATATAAAGAATGATGATAAAACCAACAACTGCGATACATGTGGAATTGATTTGCCTGTAGAACAGTTAGAAGATGGAGAGTGTTGGCAATGCACTTGCGACCATGAGGTGTCTGAATATTATCCAGAAGATAAAAAGCATAATATACCTGAAACGCATTACTGTAGTGAGTGCGGCTCTGACCTTTTACATACATAGTGCTACGTTGTTCGCAGATTTCTCAACAGTGCTGATGTCATAATCAGCATAAGGTCTAATCATCCTTGCGTAGCATTTTATTAAGGCCCAGTGTTATTATTAGTTGCATGTGTTAATATTTTGAAAACCAACCAAACATTTTACTGGGCCTTAATTCCTTGGGCCTGTTCTCTGGCCACTAATTCTTCCAGCCATTGCTCTCTGACGTTCTTTCTTTGCCTACCTGATGGTAATAAAGGCATACCTACTTTCTCAGCCCTCATCCTTAGATTATACGCCGCCCTACGCTTTGCCAGTGCTCCTTCATTCTTGTAGGATCCATTCTGAATGGACTTTACAGCTTTGTTTTCTTTTCTTGTACGTTCTTTAGGGCTGTCATTACTTGGATCACGCTCTGGCAGGTTTGTAGATACTGGAATCATATTCCCTATTTCTACAGCATCTGATTCTTCAACCACTACAGCATCATCCAAGTTACCTATTTTTAAAAACTTCTCAAAAGGGCTTTCAACTCTTATCGTTATTTTATCTTCCAGCTTGCCATAGTGCTTTAGAACTAACGTAGCCGCCTGTACATTGCCTTTTGTAGCCTCTCTGATCATAGAATCTACTACATCTATTAACTTGCCTCCTGATATCTCCATAAACCGAGAATATACAGCATCATTAAACGCTGGATCCCTCCTGTATGATCTAACTGTTTCCTCAGTACACTCCAGAGCCTTGGCGGCCTCTGTTGTTTTTAATGCAGGCCTTGATGCTAACAGCTCTATAGCCAGTCGTTGCCGTTCATTAAATGACTTCATATAAGCTGGTAGCTTTATATTATGTTCCATGCTATTCTTCCTTAAACCTTTTTTCTAATTCTTTAATTCTTTTCTCTAACAGGTTTATTTTCTGCTCCATAAGAATACCAGCCTGTGATAAAACAGTAATCAGCTTTATTATAGGCATTATATCATCGTTTTTAGACGTTTTATTAATTATGGACATTGCAAAAGTTATATTTTAAAAAGGGAATAGGCAAAATGGACATTGGTATTTTATATTTTCGCCTGTGGCTATAGCACACAGCAGGAGTTGCTATTACCCCCATACCCCTTCTATTATACATAATGTATGTTATATGCAGTATATATAATGATGTAAGTGTAGTATTATTAATCACTTATGTAATCCATAGTATACACAGTATCCATAGCTGTGCCATGATGTCTTACATTATGGCCATTGGAAAGCACTGTCTGTGGGTGTTGTTGTCCCATAATACCTACACCTAAAGTACCTATTCCCTTATCCATTTAGTGTATCCAAAGGTGTATTAGTTAGTTGTTTATAAAAGTTATCCACATTCCTATCCTATTTGTAATATCATATAGTATTTATCTTTAATAGTATTCTTGTAGTATTATGTTTAAAGAATACTTTAAGGGTATCATAAAGTTATCTTTAAGGCTATTTAAATCTATTTGTAAGGCTGTTAATAGCATTGTGGATAACTATTCTTCTTCATCTTTGTCATTTAATATCCTTTTACAAAATGTACAAACAACCCTGTTAAGTCCATAAGTAGGTAAATGGTCATATCTTCTCACTGTACCTGTATGTCCTATCTCCCAGACCTGTTCACAGTTAGGGCACAGCTTTAACCTTCTGGCCTCTTTTACATAGTGATTGCTTTGATACTTCTTCTTTACATGGTAAGGCTGGCCATACCTTACGTTCAGCTTATCTATAACCCATTGTATGCCTTCATCATCATTCATCCTTTAATGCCTTATGTATAAAGCCTGTAGATACTTCTGATTCACTGAGGTCTGGTGCTACCTCTCTACACCAATTAGCCAACAAAATAGCATCTGCTGTTTTAAGTGTTACTTTTTCTGTGGGATATAATGACTGTGCTAAGTGCTTTAAATGTGCTTTTCTTTTCTTCCTGTCCTTTGGCATAGCTCCATAGAACTTCATCCATGTCTGTGGAGGCACTTCCCTGTAAGGTACTTCATGTGCCGCTAATATACCAAGCCACTCGCCATAGTTCTTTCCAAATGTCCATACAGACCTGACTCCCTGCTTGGGCATAGAGTGCACCTTTTCAATGATGCAGAACATGTTTAAACAGTCCCATTTAGCCAGCTTAATAATATCTGACATATCCTTTACTGTGTCTGGACAGCCGTGCGTTTCTATATGTCCATTATCTAAAATAGCTATGCCTCCATTAACACCAGCATCTATTCCAATGTGGATCATGTACCCTCCTGTTTTTTTATTTCATAATTAATACCCTTAAAACCTCGTAAAGTAAATACCCAAGCATAAGCATGCTTTCCAGCATAATTTGCACTATATGAGGCGTTTTTGCCCCAAATAGACTTATTCTGTTTCTTTTTCATATTCCCTTAATCTCTGCACCTTCATTTTAATAGACATTGTTTCAGATGTTGTTCTAATCTGCATAATAGAAAAAAACAGCTCTCTTTTTCTAAGTTCAAGATCATAGCTGTTTAATTCTTCACTGTATTCCAGAAGATCCTCACATTCATCAGATACCTCATCATTCCACTCATCAATGCCAAACCAGTTTGGTACTTTAACCGCTTTTATCTTCTTCTTCTTCTTCGTCATCGTAAACCTCGCAATGCTCTTTACAAGCACCGCATATATACGTTTCAATACTAATCCAGACAGGTGCATCGCAACAGTTACTCCTCTTCATTTTGCCCTCGTATATCGCCTTTCAGCCTTGGTACAAATATCCTTCGATGTGGATTGTAACTTATTTGTATGTATTTGCATGCCTTTAATTTACTAATCCAGTTAGATACAGTTACGTCAGTCACATCATAACGCTTGGCGAACCACCCATTGCTCGCAAAACAAAAGCCATGCTTATTGGACAAAGCCTTTATTTCTCCGTACAAGAGCCGTGCACCAAGCGGCAGTCTGCCATCGTACCTTATTATGGCAGGAACTATGATGTAATAGTTGTTCTTCAACGATTAAAATGGTAAATCGTCATCATCCAAATCATGCTTTTCAAACTCATCAGAAAGATTAGCGGATGATCCTTTACTTTGAGGTATTTCTTCAAACTCGTACTTAACCTCACCATTAGGCAACGTTTGCTCTGCAATCCATCGTTCCACATCAAGATTAAATTTACCTGATGGCATTGCCACCAAGTCTTTTATCTTGCTCTTAGGAACCCAGTAAGGCTTTGTAGCCTCAAAGTCACCTGTGTCACCTTTAAAACTGCTTGGTATCAGTAAATATGATTTATCAGATTCTCTAACCTTGTTAAGATTTTTAATTCTGACGTATTCATTTTCTGGAGGCGTACCCTGCTTTAAATCAGACTTAGGCTTTAACTCTTGGCCCTCGCCACGATCTTCTGCCTGCTTTGCCAGCTTTTTGATCTTCTCTTGAGCCTCATTGACTTCGGTGGGAGGCTGGGACTCAGTGACTTGAGAAGATGTAGTTGTGAGCTCACTGTTGTCCTGCTGTGCGGAACTGTCCCAGCCTATAGGTTTCCAATCTCTTTCAACATAACCATTGCTTAAATCGGCCCAGTATTGTTTCATTGAATATAAGTCACGACCAATACCATAATGAACTGCGGCTCTTTTAAATGCATCTGATACTTGGCCTTTCTCAGCATCTACCTCTGTTTCCATGCCACAATCAGCTTTGGTTGTACTGGACCCATCTGGCCATTTAATCGTGAGCCTGCAAAACAAATGATTCCCAACAACATCATATTCTGTTGACCAGTTCTCTTTGCCTACAGCCTCATCAAGCCTGTCCATTACAAACCTTGCATCCACATAAGCAAGCATACAGGCTTTTGTATTACTTTTATTTTTAAACCCTACCCTAAAGTTAATACGCTCTTTTGGTGTAGGTGCAGATAGTGCATCTATTACTTCTTTATTTTTTGACATTTTTATCCTTTTTATTTATAAATCCAATAACCTTTGCCCATCATCATCAAGCAACCTTTCTTTTGCATCCTCAAGTTTTTTAATTACGTCAACAATGGCCGCTACACGGCTTTTGAGATCTGCAATGCTTGCATTTAACTCACTTCCTTTTCTGGCGTAATAAAAACCCCTTGGGCCACTTCCCACTGGATGACAATCAAGACGTAATTGCCTAATTGTCTGGCGTACTTCAACATCATTCATGTTAAACTGCCGTTGTATTCTTTTACTGGTTATTGGAAATTCTTCACTACTATCTAATTTTAATAAGTTTAAAACTCGATCTTTGTAATAATCAGCCGTATCAGTCATCTGATTGTAAATGCTGATCTATATATTCTTGCATAAAGTTTTTTAACACTTCATTGCCAGATTTATTATTCAGTTTACATACCGCTAAAAATTTTGATCTCAGCACTTGATCAAGACCGATAATTTGAAATCTATGATCTTTTACTGTAGTGCTTGGATCAACTTTTATTTGCTTTTTCATGTTGTTCCTTATGTTGTTAATATTATTATAATTACGACCAAAGTACCCACAAATATCATCCTATGATCGCCTCTCATTTCAAACTTTTGATCTATGATACTGTCAATAAAAATGTACAGTAATGGTACACATACTGTAGTGATCAAAAGTGACAGCGACCAGATAAAGAAGTTTGCGATTATTTCATATATTTGCATGTACCTATTATATTTATGTTATAATTATGATGCAAGTTATATTTAACATAATTATTTACTTGCTTTTAATTGTTATAAGTGTTAGATTACTATGTAGTTGTTTTTTGATAATGATAAAACACAAGGAGCCAAAATGAGCGACATAGTGATGGAAGTCACTAAAGAGTACGCTGGCGATGGTGCTTTTTGTAATGGATGCCAAGAAAAAGGTAATGACTATATGAGATTAGTTCATACCTTTTACTGTGTGAAGGTAAACATCATAAATGAGCACGGCACTTCTGAAATCTTTATGTGTGAAAGATGCATAAAGGGTGCAAAAAAAGAATCAGAAGAGCAAGGCATGTTCAGCGTAAAAGAAACAGGTTAATGTAAAACAGGGAGGCAGTGCCAAACCAAAAGTCACTGCCTCCCAAAATGGAGCGTAAAAAGTTAATGTCTTACATCCAAAAAACAAAAATAAAAGCCCTTGTTCGAGATCAAGGATACAGGATAAGCCCTGAATCATTTGATGGCATAAATCGAGCTGTAGAGGGCTTAATAAAAGGCATGCTTGATAAGGTTGAGGCTGATGGTATGAAAACGCTTATGGTGCAACATACAGGCGTAAACAAAGCACCAAGGCAATCATCAGGTAGCTGTAAAAAGTGTGTAAACATAAAACCAGAGTTTTTAAAGTTTGCCAGAAGTACACAAGTATGGTGTCACGATAAGGCTTATAAACTCTCAAAAAACGTAAAGTAGAAATACTTTAAATCATGCCCTTAGATAGCCAAACAGCAGGAGGGATTTTGCTCGGCTTTCTTTGGGCATGATATTTTACCAATGCTCTATAAGATCCATTTTAGTGCTCCAGACTTTATGGATCGTGTGACTGGAACTGAACGTATCACTGTCAACCCTGAATAATCCATAATCCCCATTATCTGTACTGTCTTTATTTATACTAAATAGGAATGGATTTCTTTGGCCTAAGACTTTATTATAAAATGAATTATGTAAATTTGTTGTATCATAAAATTTACTATTGTCTGCGTTGCCCATATCCTCTGGCCAGATATTAGTATCTACAATATGACTAAACGATAGGCTATGCCTCATCCTTCCATAACGCTGTTTAAAAACCTTCGTATCTTGGTCTGGGCCTATTGCTGTATGCCAAGGCAATGTATGATCCCAAACAGGATTTCCCAAGTGTGTAGTATTTGCATACATGTTGCCGCCTAAAGATCTTTGTACTGTAGTCCCATCATATTCAATATCTGTACTTAATGACAAATCCATACTTGGAAAATCAAAGTATTCGCCAAACATAATACTTCCTATTCTTGGATCTTTTAAAAAGTTTTGACCAGTTCCATTTTCGTCAGTAATAGTAATTCTTAAAAATTGATTATTGCTTTCCTGTGTAGGCCATGTGATTAGTGTCCATCCATCTTCTGCTGGATCTATTTCCCCAGCACTGTCATTAGCCGCCGCATTAACTACTTTAGTATGGTTGCCAGTAGTACTAATTGTTGTTGGCGATGAAAAGTTTGATGCATCATCAGTCTGTACTACAATCACAGCATCAGCCGCCGCAAAATTATGATTCATTATAGCTAAAAAATTACTTTCAGCTAAAGCATCTGTTGAGTTGCCTGTATTATACTGGATAATAAAAGACTGATTTTCTTTTTCAATCCTTGTAACGTTTTGAGGTCGTGCATCAAATATATCTGACTTGCTACCTTCTTGAAAAGTAACAGCAGTTGATCCGTCATCTTGTAACATTGAAATATCGCTTAATGATCTCCAGCCAGTTGCTAAATCAAAAGTAATAAGGTCAACGTATGCCCTTGGTTGTGTAAATCTATTATAACTCATATTTGCCTCGATTGAATTTTTAAACTTCCTAAACTCCTTTGCACGCTTGTAACCATAAATGTTAAGCCAGACCAGCTTGCAGAATTATCGCCAAATGGAGTTTCAGGATACATATCAGAAAATGATATAATATCACCAGTGTCAATATTATAATATTTAGGATTAACTATTGTAAAATCTACTAATAGTTTTATGTCTCCAAAAATTGCATCATAATAACTGTAAAAATCTTGATTAGGATTAGCGTTGCCCCCTGTTGTACTGGCAGACATAGATGGTGCAACATAAGCATCTAAATTTATTTCCACTATATTTTCAGGCGTTTTTATATTATACTTTTTTCTTAATGAGTTATTACTTGATGTTACAGTAGAAACATAACGATCTTCCTCAACAGCAGGATGCTTTTCATAATTAACAGTAACCTTAGTAACTAAATTATTAAATGAGGATGGCTTTACTGTCACTTTACTGATGTCTTGCTTTGTTAAAGTGTGTACAGCACTCATTGATTGTTTAATATATATATATTTTAACTTGTTCGTTGACGTTAGTTTAAAAATAAAACCACCCTCAAACTGCAACTGCTCAAGAATGTCTTTAATTAGTGCTGGCTTTAGTTTCCAATATCTAATTAGCCAATTTGTTTTTACTGTGTTGAAATCTGACCAGTCCTCACCTGAAAAGTTTGTTTGTATATCTCCATCAGTTGCATCTATACCTGCAAAGCTATTTAAAATTTCTCTATGAGCTTCATGTATTTTAGTAACTGCACCACTGCCTCCATTATAAGTTTTTGGCAGTCCATCGTTCCCACAATAAACATGCTTAACATCTCCACGCTCTTTACCGCTTGAGTGAGGTTCATCTTCTGGTGCTTGGGTACTTGCCTGATAATAGGCATTAAATATTGTAGCATCATATTTTTGACTTCCTCCTCTACTTGCACCAATACTAATATTTCCTAATGGATTATTTTGAGATTCTAATTGAGAACTTGAAAAACCTCCTCCATCATAAGCAGTACCACTACCATCAATGTCTGTAGATCCTGACAGCGTATGCGTTGTCCCTGCCGTATTTGAACTAAAAATAGTTGCAGAGCCACTGCTACTGGTATTATCAACTCCTTTTATTTTTGCTAATATACTTGCAGTTTGCTCAGAGGCTCCATCTGTAACATCTATGCTTAATGTTCCTCTTACAAAAACAGTAAAACTTGTAACCTTGCCTCCAAATTCTAAAATATTAAAAGCCATAAAGTTTGTTCCATCAGACTCATCTGGCAGTGATGCAGAATTACTATCATCCGTTAAAACATTAGCACCATTATTCCAGTTAGTAGATGAAATAAAAGATGTTGGAAACAATCTAAATGTTCTTTCTAATTCTGGATTAACACCAATAGCGTTAATACTGTATTTAGTTTCTGTGCTTGAGTTTGCTGTTAATACTGGAAATAAATCGGATGTTTTATCATAAAAATTTAAAACAACACTTCCATCAGTTATGGCTTTATGCATTGCAAAATATATTTTGCCCCCATCTCCTTGTATTACTGGAATTGGAAATGATTTTATTCTTTCTGTTTTTGTACTTGTAGTATTACCATCATAGTCTCCATAAGAAATCGGTGCATATACATTTTGAGGAGCATCAGATTTAGATTGTGGTGCAGTTATTAAATCCCAAGGTTGCCTTGATGTTAATGATAAATTTATTTTATTACCATCTGTGCTAATATTTGTTAGTCTAAAAGATCCAATTTGCACTTCGTCATCTTGATTTATTTTACAAAAAATCTTTACTTCGTGATTTATATAGTTCCGTGTGCCTCCATATAACTCCCTTGATACTGGTGCACCTTCATAATCAAAATCTGGTATTTGTATAGATATGTTTCCTGTTTTTGCTGTGGATTTTTGCAGATCAATACTTTCTCTTAATGTAGGCCTATTTAATATCACACCTTTATAATATTTAGTCTCATAAATAGCATCTGCAAAAGCCATAGGAAAATAATTATACCAAAATATTTGTGTATTATCAGAATGGGTTGCTTTTGTAGTTCCTAACTGTGCACGAGTTACAGCTAAAGTATCAGAATCTGTAATGCCAGTAATTTTTAATATTTCGTTGTCAATTTTTATAAAATCACCAACAACAAAAACTGTGGTATCATCCACATTAATAGAAGTTGCACTTGCATTAGTTATAGCACCTTTAAGTAAATTAGCAGAGCCACTTGCTTGCGTTACAGCACTAAAACCACCATCGCCATTACCTTGTGCATCTCCATTGTAAAAACCAAATTGAAAGAGCCAATTTTCTGTTATATTGCCAAGGCCTATACTGTCGCCGTATGTCATTAGGCTAAATTCATCCTGCTTGCCCTTTCAATAGCTGGGATAATTGCATCTATAACTGTTTCATCTACTAATGGAGCTGATATATTTAAAGTTATACCCCTACCCTGTGGCCCATTTATATTAGGATCGCCTCCTAATGGCGTTATTTCGACAAGTTCTCGCCCAGATGGGTTATCACCTACCTGAATCATTTGTGGGCCATCTGTGACAAATTGCCCACCTGTAGCAAATGATGAAAGGCCCTTATCTATAACACCAGCTACTGTTGCACCTCCTGCGGCGGCCAATGCCAAGTTAAATGGATATGGAACACTTTTAAAAATACTTGAAATAAATCCAGCTACTGCCTCCATTGACTCAGCTCTTACAACTGCTTTAACTGCATTTTTTGCAGATGTTTGTTGCAATGCGGCGTTTTTTAAATCGTCCATCAATTGTTGTTTTTTTAGCTTTCCTGCCTCGATTCTTGCGTTATTTTCTTTTATAGCTTCTTCAGAAATGGGCTTTATAGAAGATAATAAGCTATTATTATCTTCAGATACTTTTCTAATTTCACCAGATTGAATACTATATTGCTCATTTAAATGCTGTAATATTTCAGACTGATCAAATCCCATTCTTGTCATAAAATTTACACTATCTGCAAACTCACTGCTTTCCTGTGTGCCAACGTTAGTTTTATTTGAGTGACTATCTAAAGCTGTGTTTGCTTTATTAATAGCCTCTGCCTCATCCTCAAAAGCTCCTGTTAATTCTAAAATTTTACCTAACAAAAGACCTGCACCAACGATTGCGGCTCCATACCCAGTTTTTATTAATGCCGCTTGTAGTACCTTTGTCTTTACTGAGGCAATAGTTACTGCGGTATTATATGCAATTACGGCAGTTGTCACTGCTCCAATACCCATAGCGTAATTTGCAAAAGATTCAAGTGCCTCCTCATCAATGGTATTTGTTAGTGATGTTATGTCATCCACCATGCTCCTTAATGGGCCGTCAACAAACTCAAACATTCTAAGGCCAAGGCCTTCCATAGCACTGTTTAATAATGTTAAACTACCATCAAGATTATCAAGTTGAGTCTCAGCCATTTCTTGTGCTTTTCCACCAGCTTTTTCAAAGCTATCTGCAAGGGTTGCAGTTGTGTCAACGCCATTCAGTAAAACGCCAAATGCACTTACAGCCCTTTTGTCAACCAGCTCAAGCATTTCAGTTGATCCCATGCCCATTTCAGATAATTTTTTAAAGGCTTTTTGCAGGTCATCACTTGACTTAACTGAAAATCCAATCTTTTTGGTTAGCTTTGAATTTTCGTCACCCAGTTTTAATAAAATAGTCCTTAAAGCTGTTCCTGCTAATGATCCATCAATACCAGCATTTGCAAGAGTTCCAAGCATACCAGTAGTTGCCTCGATGTCTATACCTACTTGCCTTGCAATGGGAGCAACAAATTGCATTGAGAAAGTAAATTTTTCCATATCAAGTGCTGAACTACTAAAAGATGCGGCCATCGTGTCAGTTACTCTTGACGTTTCTGATACATCAAGGCCAAACGCTCTTAACGTTTGCCCAGCGACCATTGCAGATTGAGCAAGATCTGTACCAGATGCGGCGGCTAAAGCAAGCGTGTCTTTTGTTACGCCTTGTATTTCTTTACTTGTAAATCCAAGTTTACCAAACTCAACGCTTAATGCGGCTACCTCTGATGCCGTAAATACAGTAGTGCTACCAAGTTGCCTTGCATTACGCTCTAATGCTTTTAACTCTTCTCCAGTTGCACCAGTAATAGCAGATAAATTGCTAATTTGCTTTTCAAAGTTTCTACCAACACTTACCACAGCAGACATTGCACGCATTGTACCAAATAGTGCACCTGTGGTAAGCCCTAAAGCGGCAATCATACCACCTAAAGATTTACTGCTTCTATTTGTGGCTCCCTCAAGGCCTCTTGTTCTTTTTTCTAACTCAGCATATTGCGTTTTTAATTTGGCAATGCCCTTGCCCTGAAACTCTATGATCTGTTTATTTGTTGCCACGCTTTTTCACCTTTCTAACCTCATGCTCATTTATGATTGATCTAATAATAAAATATTTATCAATCCAAATTTTTGGCGTATTGCCATACCCCCCTTCAAACGGCGGCGTATTAGTATCTTTTGAATAAGTATAACGCCTTATATCGCTTTGTAATTTAGCATCAAGAAAGATATTTATATTTGAAAAAAACGGAATCTGTGTGTATGTATCAAGTATTGCACCTGAATTTTCTCCGTTATTATAATCTAAAGATTCATAATAAACCCTTAATAAATAATCATTTACTTGATCTTTATTGTGAAATGTAACTGTCTTTTCATCTTTTAAGACAGATATTGTAGTATATGGAAACGCCTCAAACTCAGGCCTGCTGTCTGGTGCACCTAAAAGGCTACAAACAGCGTTAATTCCAAATAACAGGCCTTCTACTCCCCCAAGGTCTGAGCATCCTGTATATGAGACATTAGTTCATCTTTTTCTTCCAGAGTCATTTGTTTAATTACGGCATCTGTTGGTTGGTTGTTTACTTCTTTGTAGTTTTTAAAATCACCACCACCAAGGCCATAACGAATCCACTGTGTGCGTGCTTTTGATGAGTTTTTAATAGTGCTAATAGCACCATCATTAAATAAGATATCAGGTATATCGGTGCACTCATCCATTTGATCAACTGTCATAGATTTAATTTGCACCTTACGGCCTGACTTTAATTTTTTTTCAGTCATAGTCCCCCCATGTTTTTATTTAAGACATTGTTATTACAGCAAGGCTACCACTTGCGGCGGCTCCAGTAGTTGCAGTAAATGGTATTTCTACAAACATTCCTTCATCTGCAAAATCAAGGTTATGGCCTGTCATTCTTGCCGATGGTATGCTTATATCAAAGGTACTGCCATCATTTAATGCCAAGGCATAGGCTGTATTAGCTTTCCAGTCTGCACTTAATGCATCAGCCATGTTTGCATCATACTTCACAGTAATACTGCCACTAATGTCAAATAATCCACCTCTAACATATCCATCTGTTTCTGCACTTGTCCCTTGAAAGCCAACCCTGTTGGCCTCGTTTGAAATAGTCATTGTAAAGTCTGTACATGTTACAGCATGGCCTCCAACTGTTAAAGCACCTGATGCAAAATCAAAAATACTCTTTTCAAAGTTTGATGCTGTTGTGGCTCCTGTTACTCCAGAGTTTTTAATAATTGGAGCGTATCCAGACATAAATTGACCACTTGCGTGCATACGACCTGCATCAGTTCCCATTGAAAATGACAGCGTAAGATTCTGTAAAACGGCTGAGTGCATAATCTGATCATCTGCATCAAGGCCTGTGTTGCTTGTTCCTGCCTCTAATAAAATGATACCAACATTGTCAGATCCTGAACTTTTACCATGAGACAAATCCTCAAATGCATCATGCACACCAGAGTTAATATCAATAGCACCAGTGCAATCTGCTACGCCTGTTGCAAGGCTTAATAATGTTTGTAGCATTACTTCATTTTCTACAAGATAATCAAAATCCCACGTCCATACTCCAGAGCCATAATGTCTAATAAAATCTCCATCTTCATACGCTCTTCTGCCAGACCTCATAACAGATGCATTAGTAAATGCGGCATCATAGTTAATATTATTTAACTGATTTAAACGCATAAACAATCTTGATCCAGATACGAAATCATCATCAGCAAGACTCCCATCTCCACCAATATTTAATACGTTTATATCTTGCTTACCTACAATACATTTATACTCTCTACCTGATGCATTAGTTGCCATACCAATACTCCTTTAAACCTCTTTTATTAGTTGATTAACAAGCAAATATCTCATTTGCTTTTCAGGGACATTTTTAAGCTCATCAGCTTTTCCCTGTGTCAACGCCTTATACTGATCTTTACTCAGCAATCCCTCACCAGACATAACTTTTTTAAACATCTTTGTGGCCTTATAGGCCTTTTTCTTTACAGATTTACTCATGCTATTGCCCTTAATTTAATTTAATCTGCTCTACTTAACCTACAAGAAAAAGCAAATCTGGCAACATGTAGTCCATCCACCTCTTCTTCATCCTCTACAAACTCGTTAAATAATACCTCACTAACTTCACCATCATGCCAAGGAAATGTAGCCGCATCAATCGTTTTATTATTAAAAAGCAACTGATTTAAACGCTCTGCATCTGAATAAAACTGCTCGTAAAACCTTTCATCTGCTTTTTCACCCATGACATATAAAACGATTTCTGTATTGTAAACTTTTCGCCATTCATTAGCCATCATCAAATCTGTTTCCATACTCGTGCCCCAGAGCCTAATTGAAAAAGATCCCATGTCTCTATATGATGGCGAAATATAAACTGTACAAGGTCTATCGGTTGTAATAATACTACGCAACTTTTTTAAAACATTATCATAAAAAACATTGCCGTAGCTTGTGCCCAGTACGAGGCCCATTTACATCCTCATTTTTCTGTGGCCAACTCTATGAAATCCGCCCTGATGCCGCATTTTACCAACATGATAAGATCCACGAGTCATGTTTATATTGCCAACGTTGCTAACCCTTACATCCTCCCCAACGCCATAAACCTCTATTTCCCACTCATCATTGGCATTAGCAGTAGATGAGTCAGTAGCACCTGCAAATCTAATTTCTAAACCGCCAGCACATTGTTGATAATCGCCGTTGATTGTTTCAGCGTTTACAACTTGAGTGGCCTTTAAGTCAGTTGATGATTTTTCAAATACTGAATAAGTTGCTGTTCCAATTGCTCCAGAGTCTACAATAACTATTTTAATAAGATCATAAGTACCAGAATAAGAGCCCCTTGTCTGGATGGGCCTTACCTTACCAGAGGTATATGAAACGTCCCTTATAACACCATACGGAGAATCCCCTGTAACTGACGTAGGCAATTGTATCTCTCCTGTCCTCAATCCATCAAGATACTCTTTTGCCTCTTCCATAAACGCATTACCAACGTCATCCATAGGATCTTCAGCTTTTATCATCATCGCTACGGCCACCAATGCAGTTGTGCGTTTAATTATATATGGGTAAAGCCCTTCTCTATCCAGACTTATTTCAGATGCCAGTCTTGAATCAAGTTTAGATTCAACGTATCTGCTGGCATTTCTTCTATATCTTTGCGTAAATGTTGCGGCATCCTCACCAGCCTCCATTACCATATCGTTTGGAGTTGCTAAATCATTATAATAATAAACCGCATCTAATGATGATTCATAAAACCACTCATCATTTGCGTTTACCTCTCCAGAGTTAGCCTGTGCTGATCCCAAATCCTTACCATTGGCAAACAGCCCTGTGGTCAATCCTGCGTTATCAGCCCTATATAAACTGCCGCTATGCACCACCCATCCATAAACTCTCGTTTTAGAATCTGAGGATTTTACTTGTGGATAAACGTCAAAAATATCACGATCTGTACAATATTCAATTGTTGATGTTAAAGCCATTATCTGCCTACTTTTTTCATTGCCCTCTTATGTGAGTTTGTAAACGTACTACCTTTTCTCATAGCTGTTACCATTACTCTAATGTGTTTTCGTGTATGATGTCTGGCATGCCTACGCATAGCAGTTACTTGCCTCTTATTCAGGCCATTTACACTTACACCTTTTACTTTAGTGACAGCCATTAATACTTTCTCATTTTACGCTTTTTCTTACCCTTCATCCCTTTTTTCTTTTTAGGTCGGCCTCTTTTAGATCCATAACTTCCTTTACCCATTGGCATATTATACCCCTTTTTTTATTAGTCTAATTTATCAAGAATTTTCTTTATTTCCTGTACCGCCTTATCGTCTTTTTTTGACGGCGTTACTTTTGCAATCATAGAAATGAGGCCCAACATTACATGCTTTAAACCTTTTTTCTTTACTTGCCTTCTAATGTAGCTACTTAACAAGCTCATCTGACCTCCCCATTGCCTTATATAAGGCTGTTTTTATTGATGTCCATAGTAAATCATCCCAAGTGCTTGGGCTTAACGCTACGGCTTTATCTATCGCCATTATACCAATAACGACATATTCCCAGTTTTCAACCATCCAGTTCATCTGGCTCTCCTTACTCTTTTTGCAACCCTCTTTGTGTACTTAGCCTTTGCCTTGCCTTTTTTATTAGCCGCCCTTTTCTTTCTGTTTTCATACGCTTTTTGAGATGCAGTTAAACTTTTTCTTACGCTTGCAGGTAAATACCTACCTCTTTTACGGCGTGGCTTTTTAGAATCACCTTTTGATACATAGCCCCAGTCTTGTTTTGTCCATTTTTTTAAACTTTTTTGAGATTTTTTTAATGCCATTTTATTTGTAACCACCGCCTGCTTTTTTATACTCCCTCGCAAGTAATTGGGCTTTTCTTCCTGACCATTTTCCACGCCTTCCCCCACGAGATCCAGCAAGAATTTTTTTAAATAATCTTTTTCTCATTGCAGGCTTAGTGTAATTACCTGCGGCATTTACAGTTGATTTCTTACGCTTTCTTGTCTTTTTCCTTGGCATATTCTACCACTTAACCTTATTTGCCCAATAAGCCGCCGACATCTTTCCCCTTGCAATGTTCTTACGATGTCTGGCCTTAAAAGACTTTCTTTTAGCTTTAGTTCTTGCAGATTCGCCCTTTTTTGGCTTTCCTGCTGTCTTGGCCCCCTGCATACCGAATCTGATTAATTTAACCCTACTACCGCTTTTTGCGAGCACTACATGGCTTTTAGTTTTATGGCTTGGCGTTCTTTTAGGCTTATTAAAGCCACTAAGGCCAAACCTTTTTAGTCTTGGATCTCTTGCCATTCTATTTAAGGTATGCCACCAATCCTATAAATATTGTTAAAACACTGCCCACCAGAGCAGTCATGCCTTTCATATATGCAAAACCTGTTTCCAGAGTGTTTACACGCCCCATATTATGCGTTAATGTCCTATCAATAGACTTTAGGCGTGAAAAGATCTCATCCAGCTTTGCACCATGCTCTGCTAATGTAGCAATAACCTCTTTGTTAAATTCTTCTGATTTCATACAGAGTTGCACCTTCTATACCAGCCATAATAATATTTTTCATATTTATCTGGTCGTTTCAAAACGATGGATGCATAATGCATAAGTCTGAAAGCCCTAAACCTTTCAACCTCTACATTTTGCACAGCCTTAATAGTATTAGGGCCAATCCTACCATCTACAGATATTGATTTACCTTTTCCATTTTTATGGTTGGCCGCTTTTTGTAAAATCTTTGTTGCACGAGATCTGCCCTGATTTACAACGCAATCAAAAAATGCCTCCTGTAAATGATCTGGTAGCTTATCGCATTTTGATGGCTTGTAATATTGATCTCTGTAAATATCAATGGCCTTACGCTTTGTAAGTGCTTTGATATCGTCAGCACTCATATCAGTTCCATGCTCACTAATGCCATATTTAGTAGTACCACCAGTATCTACTACAATTTTTTCGCCACCCTCACGCTCAATCAATGGCTCTATAAAATCATCAAATTTGCTCATGCAAACTCTCCTACAGATTCGTTTACGTCTTTATCCTTAATGTAACAGGCCGCTAATATAGTCTCATAATTATTTGCCTTGGCTGGTAACATAGGATATCTATATTTTACAACGTTTAGCCAATGTTTGACCATTAGCTTTTTATCATCTGGATATACACCAAAATAATCCATCCATTCAGCAGACTCTATTATTTTATAATCCCAATGAAATACATCAAAAATGCCTGACCATCTGCCAATATCATACAGATCACCATTGTCAATAATAACACACTTTGCTCTTAGATATTTATAACGTCTAAATATTTCAAGGCTAAAGCTGTCATTTAAATAATAAAATGAATGATTAGTATTATGAATAATTGATATTGTTTGATTAGGCACTACAGCAAGATAGATCACACTTCTTCCCCTAATGTTTTTATAACGCCATCTGTGATCGTATGCGTGCCAACCTGAAAGCGGCCATGTACATCATCGTAATGCTTTTGGCACTCTGTAGTGTATCTATCTTCTGCCGTTAGAAGATTGTCTGTCCTAAGTATAATACCGCCATCTGACCATACAACATATTTTTTTGCTGTATCAGTTGGTATGTCCTGATCAAAGTCATACGGCTTAAAAAAGATTTTTACATCTTTACCTTTATGTGATTTTCTATATAGGATTTATTCCTCTTCTTTTCCCTCTTTGAAACCTTCTACAGCGATTGCCTGATAATGATCACGAAGTACAACGCTATCATTTAAGGATGCGTTTAAACGCCCTATCTCTGCGTTTAAGGCATTAACTTTCTCACAGGCATATATTTGCTCACCTGACAGCTCATCTGCTGTTTTTTCGACCTGTTTACCATCCTCAAAGGCCATTGTATATTTTCTTGGTTCTTGCTGTTCGCTCATTATTTGTCTCCTGCGTTATTTATTTTATTTAAATCTGCTAACAATGTTTGAAAATCTGCAACCTCTGAGTCAATGCGTGCTTTCTCTTCCTTCTTGCTTTTTAACTGACTTTCAACAGACTTTAAATCAATTCTTTGCACCTGATCTTTTAAAGCCTCGCCTGTAGCTGGATCAAATCTTTTTGAAACAATTTGTAATTCTTCATGTGATTGCTCTGGCTGATGTGCTCTTATTATGTTTTGAGATTCATCTGTTATCTCACGCACCTCTTCACGATCTACAACCTTTTTCTTTCTTACAATTACTTTACTTTTTGCTTTTAATGTTTTATAACCTAACATTAATCCTCCTTAAATTATTTAATCTTCTCCAGATTCTTCTTCTGGTTTAGGTTTACTATCTTCATACGCTTTTTTGATTTCATCAGTCCATAATGCACCAGCTAATGCTTTTAATTCATCAGACTCACCACTTACATCTGCATCTGGCATAAATGAATTTCTATGATATGAAAATGATATTTCCTTACCATCTTCTTCAATAGATGTTTTACAGCGTTCTTGAATACATTTGTATTCTCCACGCACTTCATAATCGTATGTTTTTTTCTTTTCTAAAGCCATTTTAACTCCTTGTTAGTTCCACTTAATTATCCAATTAAGACTTATTCTGTAATAAAAGTACCAGAAAAAAATACTTCCATATTATCATTTTCACCAAAATCATCACCCATATTGCTTTCTTCATTACTGTTAGCTCCTTGAAAAAATAATACTGTTGAATTTGGTAATAAAGTTGCGTTAATTACATCATCAGTACCAAGAGAAGAACCTGTTACTAAAACTGGAAATACTGACCTTAAATTTGTCGTATTTTTAGAAGTGAAAGGCATACCACTTATTCCAATATTATCATCTACTCTTGCATTATCAGCGTTCCACTTTAAATAAATTTGGAAATGGCACATATTGCCTATTTTTGTATATGCTCCAGTTTGAGTAACATTTGTAGAGTTTGTCATATCATCAGAGTTTTGATAATAAATAGCTGGTGTAAAAGTGCCTTCTTCATAATTATCTAATGTATTAACATCTCCACTTGGGTTCGCACTTGCATCATCTGGAAAGTTTATACCTGTTGTAACATTCACTCCAGCACAATGAACTGTAGCACCAACATCTTCTGCCATATAAACATCAGTACAATCCCCATTACCAATCGTTGCTGTGTTGTCTCCTTTTCCAGTTACGTGGTATCCAATTACTATTTGATTTTCTCCACCACCACCTCCATTTGGAGCCGCAGTATGACCTATAATTGTATTATAATCTCCAGTTGAAAGATCACCGCCAGAATCTGCTCCTACTGCTGTATTTTTTGTTCCAGACGTTACAGCAGTTAAAGATTGATACCCGACACCTGTGTTACCATCAGCCGCAGACGTTAAATTAGCATCAAGAGCCGCATATCCAATGGCTACATTCTCACTTGCTCCAGCATTTGTACCAGACATAGAAGAATTACCAATCGCTACATTTCTTTTATTTTCAGAAGATGTAGATGCTCCACCTAATGCTCCATAACCAAAAGCAACATTATCCTCACCTGTAGTTAATTCATCCATTGCTTGGAATCCTACAGCCGTGTTCCTTGCTCCAGATGTCAGCGAACTAAGGGCTTCGTAACCAATTCCAATCGTACCTGTCATTCCTTGAGCATTACCTGTTGCATCTACAGCATTATAACCTATCGCAATATTTCCCACAAAATCTATGTTGTTATTCAAAAGGTCTCCACCAAGTAAGGCGTTTGTACCGATAGCAATATTGCCATCTATTTCTGTAGTAGAACGATAACCTTCAACAGCACCCATTGCATCAGTACCTATTGCGATGTTATGATTTCCACCATTAGCTGGTGCCGCTACTCCACCTGAACCATCTCCACCTTGCAAAGCATCCATAGAATTATGGCCAAGTGCAATGTTATTAGTTCCTGTTTGCATTAAGCTCATAGACTGATACCCTATGGCTAAGTTTTTAGCCCCAGATGTCAATACATTAAGTGCTTCATACCCAATAGCTACTGTACCAATAGCAGTAGCATCAACAAGTGCACTTGCCATACAAGAGTGACCTATCGCAACTGTCCTTTGGGCACTTGTTGTTGTATGACCAGCAAAGTCTCCCACAAACGTATTTAAAGTACCTACAGTCAAATCTTCTCCGCTACGAGAACCAAGTGCGACATTAAAGTCACCTGTTGTAATTGATTTTAAAGCTTGGTAGCCTACTCCAGTATTATAAGTGGCATCATTCATAGAGCCAGTTGCAATACTTTCACCAACAAAAACATTATAGTTACTACCAGCATCCAATGATGTGGCTGTACTTTTTCCAAAGATAGTATTTGATGTACCACTATCATTATTAGAGAGTGAGATTCTGGAGTTGTTGTCAATTATAAAATTTGTTGTACTTTCATTTGTTAAAAATCTATGCTGACTTGATGTACCAGTAGTTGTATAATCTATATGCCCACCAGATACTGCATTTAATAAATCAATATCAGAATTGCCTGTTGAACCAAATCCAAA